GCTACTTCACCACCCCATGTCCCAAGAGACCAACCAAAACCTTTTGCCTGTACTGCTGGTCCTACAGGATAATAGTGTTGTACTCTAATCCCACCTGATGTTGTTGCACCAGATCCTGATTCTGCTGATGGCATTGTGATTGTAATGGTTGTGCTATTAGGAACTGTTGTTACCATAAATTTTTTATCATTAAAATCTGACGCTGCAAAATTAGAATTAGTTATAGATGAAAAGTTATCTAATAAAATTATATCTTGTTCAGATATACCATGATCTCCACTAAAAGTTATTGTAACAGATGTTGATCCGTTAGTCGTGGTGAATGCATTTGTGAGCGTTGTCGTTGTTTTTATAGGATGTATGTCGTAATACACACCTCCAGAAAATGCGTATAGGATTCTATTTGTACCAATGATGGCATATTTTCTAGCTTTACTATTTACAAAATGATGCAATCCTCTGCCAGCACCAGTCAAAGCATCGTCACCTAATTGTTTCCAACCACCTATCTTTTCGGGTGTGCCATATCTAAATCTAACATTATCACAATCAACCCATTGACCTTCTGCTCCGGTCTCTGTAACTTGTTTATTTATACCAGGTTGAAATCCTATTTTTTGTAACATGGTTACCCCGCATCTGTCGGTAAACCATTAGAATTTACAAATGGTGCTTCTGCAAAAGCCATATAAATTATTTTATTTCCACTACCATTTCTGTCATTACCACTTGCTCTAATTTTAAAACCATAAGATAAAAAATCTATACTGTTTTCTGATTCTTCTTGATCACCATTATTTGGATAGAGAATATCATTTATTACATTAAACCCTGGTCTTTTGTTATCAAACATTGCCCAATTTTGTGATGAATCTACATTTTTTACCATAACCCATGCAGGTTTGAAACCGGTAACGACTGCGGGGCCGTCCGTGCTCCCGTTTCCCTCATACTTGCCAAATTTTGAGTAACCTTTTTTCTCTGCAAAGGAGTAGGCTATTAAAGTTATATTATCAGCATTTGTATCTAACCCGCTACCGAGAGTAAAAACAGTTGAGCTTGGTGCAGTATCATTAAATCTTTTTGTTTGGGATTGTTCGGCTGATGTTAAATCTAATTCTAAAAATTTATTAAATCCACCTAAACCCTCGTGACCCATTGTCCATTGACCAGATTGTCCTCGTCTTTTACAAAGAACCACTTGTGGTGCCACTCCTAAATGATGTGGAACAGTATGTCCTGCTGTTGAATTTCCTGTATAAGCTATAATAGAAATACCAGCATCAGTATTAACAGAGCCACTATATGATTTTGAAGTACCTGAACCTCCTGTAGTTCCTGAAACTGATGTACCAGCTTTCCAATTCCAAGCCACATAAGTTCTTCCACCACTATTAATATCTGCTTCTCCAACTCCCATGCTAAATCCATTACTATCAAAACTTGTCAGTTGATCTGAAGTAGTATCTTCAGCATCAGATGTATTTGATTGAAGTCTTTTATTTACACCTCTAACGCTATCATACCAACAATGATCTCTACTATTTCCATTTCTACTTTTAATCCAAACCCAATCAGGTTGCATGTTTTGATCACCATCTAAAGTTATAGATTGTGAACTGTTGCTTCCATTATATAACTTTGTTTGAAAATAAATTTCTGGGTTATCAATACTTGTATAGGCCATTATCCGTGCTCCGCTAAGTTTTTAGAACATAATGCAAAATATCCTGCAGGGACATCATGTTCAAAATTTCCAAATCCATTATCATCAGCATTTCCTGATGATATTGCAAATGGTGGGTTGCCAAAATTAAAAAGCATTTCACTCACATCAGTTCCAGACCCAACACTAAGTCCTGTGTAAGCAGTCATTGGTGAGCCGTTCATAATAGTTGTGCTTGTTGTTATCGCACCAGTTTTACTAGATCCACTTGTAGGATCTCCCCCACTTGAACCGGTTGTAGATAAAAATGTTCCATCTCGTCCAATATAGATAGCTTTGTTATCTAAATCCATAGCAAATTGAACTATATTCCCATCAGCAAAATCACCAGAGGCTGTAAATTCAGTCACTGAGGCACCACCTCCATCACCTACAAAATGTTTTCCAACTTTACAACTTGTTGTGCATCCAGCTAACAATCCTTGTGAAGGTGTATTTATAACACCTGTATAATCACTGTTGTCTAATTGTGTTTGGTAATTCATTATTCCAACTCTTGATCTATCAGTTTGTCCAGCTTCACCTATTTTTACTTCAAAATACCACTTACCAGAATCTGTAGGCATAATTGAACTACCATGTAAACCTGAAGTTCCTGTAGTTCTTCTAACTTTTAAATTACCTTCTGTTAAAGTAAAATTAGATGCAGTGTGATTTTCTGCTGTAAAAGTACAAAAATTATTAGTACACGTGTCCGTGCATTGGTCAATAGATGTTAAATTATCGACTGTAAAATTATTAGTATTACCTGATACATCTTTTCCTAAATTACTTGAATCTTCAAAATCTAAATAAAATCCATTTGTACCAAAACTTAAACCCGATGGATTTTTAGGTTTCCATATAGTCGGGCTGCTTGAATCATACTCTCCAAACACTGAAGCTACATTTGCTTGGCCTGCTGTTTGAAAAAATTCAGTCATATACCCACCAAAAAAACTGGCACCAGAACCACCACTATCAAAAGAAGTTGAACCAATATGATGTCTCTCATCAACATTCATGGGTGTAAGTTCATTTGACTCTACCGGATTGTAAGTAGAAAAATCACCATTTGCATCTGTTAATTCTACACCATTTACAAAAAGTCTTGCTCTTAAAGCCTCTGTTCCGTTTGCGCTATCATACACATACACTATGTTATACCACGATGCTGTATCTCGAAATACCATATTAGTTACAAGTTGATGCACGACAGAAGAGGCATCATCATGTTTAACTTGTAGTGTATTGTCATTGGTAAAAACTATCTCAAATTCTTCACTACCAGCACCATTACCAGCAGAAATAATAGCTTGTTCTCCACCAAGAACAGATCTTTTTAACCAACAAGAAACAGTAAATTTTTTTCTTTCGGCTGTAACAGCACTAGATGGTGTTCGTTCAAAATGATCACTACTCCCGATATCCATTCTTACTGAATTATCAACATCATACGTTGTGTCTTTTATAGAATTAGTTCCAAGTATCAATGGAGCAGTCATTAAATCTCCTCTGGAAATTCTGCTAGTGGTCTTTCATAAACAGGGTTTTCTTCTGTTCCTGTATTTACATATACATATAATGTTTTAAGTTCATCAACATTAGCACAAGCGTCTATTTGAGTTTCCATTTCGTTTGATTTTGCTCTTACGTTTGTTCTAAATGTTGTGATGTTTTCAGGCACATTATAATCTGCAACCTCTGTTGCTTTTATAACATGCCAATCAGTGGGTGCTAGTAACACTGATGCTTGTTTTTTAATCTCTTTTTTCTTTTCAGTTTTTAAACCATAATTAATTACTTGATTACCATCTTCATCTAAAAAATTTTCGCCATCTTCATCTACTGCGTCCTCATCTTCTAATCTTTTTGGTGTGGCAGTTCCCCAAGATTCTGTAACTTTACCATCTGCAAAAACATAAGATGGAGATGTATTCATATAATATTCTGAGTCTTTGTAATTTGTTGTGTCAGATATTATTTCATAAATACCTACTGCTTCTTTTTCTGATTGTGACCATAATTCAAAAATTTTAGCTGGATATCTCACATCTCCTATCACAACTGATTTAGGATTATTAATGTATTGTGTTATATTATTGTCTTCTACTATTGCGTACATATTTTAACTTTCACTTAAATTTAATGTTCTACCTACTTCTTGCCATACTGCTCCATTGTATCTAAACACAAGAATATCTGTCTTACCATCTGCCGACGTAAATGTTGGTGCAGTCGAAGCTGCAAACTCAAACACTGTATTAAATGCTATTGTATGTGAACCATTATAATTAATTTCTAAACAGATAAATGAACCTTCAATATTATTAGTCGGTGCAGAAAAAGTAGTATTCTCTGTCGTTAGATGAAAAGCGTTCGGTTTAGCCTGTGCATCCCAAGCAACTGCATTAGATGATGATGTTAGTGCTTGTTGAGGGATATATGCTATGTCGTTAAATTTAATTGCACCTGTTCCGTTTGTTGAAACATTTATATCTCCGTTAGCTCCATCAGATAAAGTTATGTTTCCAGCGTTTGTGCCGTTATTTGTATTTAAAATTAAATCACCAGTTCCTTGAGTTGTTAATGTTGCATCAGCATTGTTATCACCGATTTGAACCGTGTCTGCTTGTAAAGTTACATCTCCTGTTCCGTTCGGAGAAAGATCAATGTTATTATTAGCACCATCAGTAATTGTTATTGTGCCTGAGTTTGTGCCTGAATTTGTACTTAAAACTAAATTTTCTGTTCCTCCAGTTGTGACTGTAAGTGTGCCTGCACCATTTGAAGTTAATGTAGCTGCTGCTCCAGAGTCACCAACTTTAACTGTGTCTGCTGCAAGAACCACATCACCTGTACCATTTGGTACAATATCAATATCTGCATTTGAAGTTGATACAATATCGTTTCCATTTACATCTAAGTTACCACCTAACTGTGGTGTAGTATCCTCAACCACGTTTGCTAAACCAAGAGGTATTTCAAGAATATCTGGATTTGTACCATCGTTTGCAGTTGCAAAAACAACTTTTGTAGCTCCACTACCAACGGCTACACTAGATCCTGATCCAGAAACATATTTAAAAGTTACTGTTTGTGATCCACCTGTTGAATTTTTTAAAACATAAAATGTTTGAACATCAATTGGTATTGTCACATTTCTTCCAGCAGAAATAGTTCCTGTAAACTCAATCATTCTATGAGCAAGACTTGCACCAGTTGATCCATCGGACACGGATAAGTCTGTATCTCCTGAATCAGACACTGCTTGTTGGGTAAATCCACCAGCTATTTGTTCAATAATTTGTAAATTAGTATTAGTTTTAGTCCCCCATGTACCAGCGTTTTCACCA